ATAATGTTCCTAATGTGTTTGATTTAGGTGATAGTTATGATTTTATGACATCAACTAAAGGTAAAGGTTATTTATTTAACCCTGCATTAAGTAGCAAAAGTGCGGCAGAGGCAACAGGCAATTTAGATATATTTAATAAAAATAAACCTTTTAGTGTAAGAATATCTGGTAAAGGCGAAGATTCTGTATTTGCATATAAAGGTGAAGGAAATAGTATTGCAGGCGATTCAAATTTAGGTGTAAATAACGATACTGGAGAACTTTATCAATCATATACTGGAGGTCCCGGAAGCACTTTACCAACTCAAGAGGGATATTGGGGTAGAGTTAAGAGTGATGCAACATCAAGTAGCACTTATGGTGCAAGTGCAGGTGCAGGTGTAGGTACATTTTTTACAGACCTTATTTTAACTAAAGGTGAAGACCCAATGAAATCTGCAAAAAAAGGTGCTGGAGCCGCAGTTGGTACATACATTGGTTTGACATTAGGTGGTCCTATTGGTGCTGTTGTAGGAGCTACAATAGGTGGTTCTATAGGTGGTCGAGTAATATGTAATGAGTTACGAAGACTTGGCTTAATGACTACAGAAGACATATTGCTTGATTATCATTTTACAAAAGAATATTTAACACCAACTCATGTGAAAGGTTATCATATCTGGGCAATATCTATTGTTCGCACAATGAGAGATGGGAAATCAGTGAAATTATGGCATCATATTGCAAATCGTAGATTAAATGAAGTTAAATATATACTTGGTAAAAGAGATAAACCAGATTACTTAGGAAAAATTTATAGATTTATTGGCGAATCAATATGCTATGTATTAGGAAAGTTTTGTAAAAAAACAGACTGGTCAATTTTATATAATAAAAAGGAGATTTAAATGGCATTAGAAGATGTAGGTATAGAGGCACCAGATGAAGCCAAAGAATTAATATTTAATCCATCAGAAGAAATGCAGACAGTTTTAATGACTAGATTGGCAGAAATGAGTGAAGAAGAACTTAATGCATTAGATGAAGCGATTACACCTAAGGTTATGAATGTATTAATGAAATTTTTACCAGAGTTACAGATGCTTATTGAAAAAATTGGTCAAATGAAAGAAGAACCAGTAGAACAACCACAAGAACAAATGCAACAAATACCTCCAGAAGAAACAATGGGAGCATTGAAAGGCATTGCATGATAAGAAAAGCAACAGCATTAGATATATCAGCATTAATTTTAATGTTAGATACAATGCACAAAGAAACTGAGGTAGAATTGCCAAAGATTAATATTGTCAAATTGGTAGATAAAGTTAATCAGCTTATACATACTGGATTAGTTTTGGTTTCTGTAAAAGATAATAAAATACAAGGTTCAATAGGTGGATTAATAGCACAAGACTGGTGGAGTGATGAAAATTTTATTGCTGATGCTTGGTTTTATGTATTCAAAGACCAAAGAAAAAGTGATGTAGCAAAAAGTTTATTAGCAGACTATATAAAAAAAGCAAAAGATGCTAAACTAAAAATTAGATTAGGACATATATTTTCTGGCGACTTAGAAAGAAAAGATAAATTGTTTACAAGAATGGGTTTTATAAAAGCTGGTTCTGTATTTGTGGAGGCTTAAATGGGTGCATTATGTACTAACCAACCAACTGTATTGCCAGATTATAAAGAAACTGTAACAGGCACACAATTACCTGCATTTGTTGCGGCAGGAGGTAAAGAGCTTTATGAACAAGCTAGAGAACTTTCTAACTCAGAATTTCCTTTATACGAAGGTGATAGAATAGCAACTTATGGTACAGACGAAGATGGAAACCCATTTAAAATGAATGAGACTGAAAGAGCAGGTCTTGATTTATTAGCAACAGGTGATGAAACTTATACAGATTTACTGGCAGATGCCGAAGCGAAAGCAAGAGAACTAGGTGGTGGATATACAGCAGGTCGATATGACGGAGCAACAAGAGAAGAATTATTAGGTGATGCTTTTACTCCAGATACTGTAAATCAATATATGAACACATTTCAAACATCTATTGACCCAGCAATAGAAGAATTAAATAGACAACGACAAGTGCAACAAAATGTAAATTCTGCTGATGCAATAAGAGCAGGAGCTTTTGGTGGTTCAAGATTAGGTCTTAGAGAAGCAACAACAGATGCAGAAATGGCAAGAGCAAGTTCTGATTTAAGAAGACAAGCAGGACGAGATGCCTTAACTTTTGCTTCAAATCGTTATGATACTGATAGACAGGCTAGATTTGGTGCAGAAGACACAATGCGAACAGCTTTTGAAACAGATGAAGCATCAAGATTAAGAGGCTTTGAAACTGATGAAGGTAGTAAACTTACTGCGTCAAATGCATTAAGTAGCCTAGCACCTTTGGCACAAGGGTTAAATGAACAAGCCGCCTCGGGAATGATTACTGCAGGTCAAGCAGAACGACAACTTGACCAACAATCATTAGATTTAGCTTATGGAGATTTTTTAGAACAGAAACAATATCCATTTGAAATGTTAAACTTTGCTTTAGGTGCTTTACAAGGAATACCATACGAAACTTTAACTAGTGCGCAAGCAAAAGGTAATACCTATATGCAACAACCTAGTATTTACGGACAAACATTGGGTGGGTTAGGTTCATTAGCAAGTCTTTATGCTTTAAATAGGAGGGCTTAAATATGGCAGAGCCAAGAAATGTAACAGCGCTAGAGCTTGCATTAGGAAAGATTGCTCAAAACAAAAATTTTAAAAGTGGTTCAACCTCTTATCTTGATACATTAAAATCTTTATACGGAGCTGGTGGAAACGACGTTTCAAATTTAGAAGGTGGTGCATTAGGTGGTATTATAGATAAAATTGTACCAGATAGAAAACCAATAGACCCTGCAATGTTGGCATTAATTGGTTTTTCAAAAATGGCAGAAGCATCATCACAGCCCGGTGCGACTGCAATAGGTGGTTTTGGTTCTGGTATTCAAGCAGGTGTAGGTGCAAAATTAAAAGATGATGCTTTACAACAAGCAAATGAACAAGCAAAGATGAAGGTAGGATTATCATTAGCATCGGCTCTTAAACCAAAAACTGGTATACCTAAAACAGTTCGTATGGGTATTGTGGTAGGTAGAAATGGAAAAGCATCTTATGATAAAGATAAAAATCTGCTTTATAATTACAATACTTATGATGCTAGTGGTAATATAGTTGGTAGTTTTCAAGCACCTCAAGGAAAAGGTAATGTTACTAAGGTAACTACAAATCTTGAAAAAGAAAGCACACAAAGTAAAGAATATGGTAAATTAAGAGTTAAAAACTTTATTGATTTTTTTGAGGGAACTGGTTCAGGTGCAAATAAACAACCGGGAGTTATTGGTAAAC